ATATATTATCAAAAATTAATATTAAGGAAAATTCCATCTCATTCTCCTTTTAGTATGTGTATTTGTCCTGCACGTTAAAATTTATTTTCAGAAGAAAGTAGTTTTGGCTTTCTTCGACCTCCCAGGATTCATATCTGATTTTCCTTATCGTGTCGCCATAATTACTCGGGTTGTCCAGGTCTTTGACAATCGCCTCGATCGACCTGTACATATCATCCCTTTTGATCACGTCGCTATGAGTCGACTTCGCGAAAGCTATCTGTACTTGCCATATCTGGTTATCATAAATCCGCGCGTTGATGTTCTCGCCGTCCGGGTCAATGGAACCCTTCGTCAATAACAGGATAAAGCTCCTGTCATATTCCGTCGAAGGGGCGTCTTCAAAATCAAAGGCGGATTTGCTCTCAACATATCCTAATCCTTCAAGTCGATTTCTTATATATGTTTTGTTTGTGTCAAACGCCATTCTTCCCCCTCTTGATCGGCTCCAGTTCGCTGAATTGTTCCGGTACTAAAACGCAATGGCAATTTTCCCTACACACCGTCGCACCCGTGCGCGGCAACCCTTCCGCTTCCCACCCTTCCCACGTCTTGATTTGCCCGTGCCGTTCCAGGCAATCAGGACAGGTCTTGACTAACACCGCGGACCAGCGATAATTCCGGTCTACCCCTTCTTCGCTGAAATATCCGATGTCCCGGACGCGATTTATCGATCCTCTAGCCGTGGACTTGATAGCCCTGCGGAACTCGCTGAATATCCGGCCATTGTTATCAAGGTCGTCCAACAACATGGATTCGATCTCCTGCGGCGTTGAACCAAGTAAAAGCCTGGACTGTATAAACTCATCAAGCGTCAACGCGGTCTTCCCCGCTTTGGTCGTTAAATAAATAACCATCGCGTCAAGCTCACGCGCCATCTGCTCATCGAACAAATTTCCGTCCGCCATCCTGTATCTTCTTTCTGATTATTTTCTTCATAAAATCCATTGCTTCTGTCTCGGCTTCCTTGGATATGCCGAAAAATTCAAAAAATCTTTTCCCTGATTTGGTTCTAACACCCTGGTTCTGCAGTATATCGCCAAGGTCGCTATTGCTTAATGCCCCGCCCCCAGTCGAACGTCTTATTCCCGCCGGATAAATAACGACAGCACTCGTGCCACTTTTAACAGCTTTTGGGGAACGCCTCAGTTGCCCGGTCGCTATCATCGGTTTCGTCCTCAACCCTTTTTTCTGTTTCTGTTTAATCGTTGACGCGGCAAGCGGCCCGTACCCTCTCCCTGAAATATCAACGCCGGAGTCAAACCTCCCTCTGATATCCGGTATAATAACTTTATTGGCGATCTGTATCAGCTCATCTTGAAATTCCAACACCGGGAAATCTAAATTCATTTTAACCTTAACGCTTAGCCCCATCAAAACCCCCCTCATTAAGATTCGGATTGTCGCTTTTCGGGATTTGTATGTCCCCGTCCTCTTCAATGTCCTCCGCCAGCCTCACCCCGTTTTTGGCGGCCATCGCGTAATATTCCTCTTTCAAAATATCTTGGACAGCTTCAACGATTTCCATCAAAATCATTTCCGGATCATGGATAAGAACGCTTACATCAATATCGGAAATGAGTTTCTCAATATCCGCTTCAATATTTTCTTCCAAGGCATCTTGTTCATCAAGATGCTTTATCAGTACTTTATCCAACGGCATCCCATGTCTCCTTGAATTGCTTCGACCTTAATCGTGACGTTTCCATGTATTTGTTTCGCCCCATGGCCCGGACTGACGAATTGATAGCGTGGAAATACCGTCCCCCGTGTTTATTGATCTCCCCCGCGTATTGGTCAATCCCTGCCTGTTTCATGCGTTGATAAAAGTCATGGTCTTCCCAACCATAGCCTGGCTTGCCCATTTCGCCTTCTTCGCACATCCTTAATCCCCTGTCGAATATCGATCGTCTAAATAGCCCATAAAAAATACAACAACATTTATGCTTATCCACTTCAACGATTTTCTCGCATCTTTCCTCCGCCATGTCCGAGGATGTAACAAACTTATTGGGCATCATCCCGATGGCGTGTTTATCAGGGTTATCTTCCAGCCACTTGATAAGCACGGGAATTGAATTAGCCACCGGCACAACATCACCGTCGAGCATTAAGATATATTCCCCCCGGCTCAAACCAATACCTCTATTCTTTCCAACAGAAATGCCAAGGTTGTCTTGATGGCGGACAAAATTAAAATTGTCGGATAAATTAGAAGTAATCCAATCGCCGATAAGATCACCGCAACCGTCAGTTGAGCCGTTGTCGATAATGATGTATTCATGGTCTATGCCCTCCATGTCCGCCTTGACCGCCTCAAGGAGTTTCAGGATTGTGTCCTTGTTGTTGAGCGTTAATATATTTATAGATAATTTCAAGACCGGTAAAACCTCAATGATGTCACGTCCCTTTGTTTTTCGTCTCCGGTGATCGACCCGCTTTCATCCACATCATAATCAAGTTTCATCTGCCCGAATTCTGTTGAGAACAAATCCCAGTAGCGTGTAGCCAGTCTGTCCCACTTGTCGCCTGCCTCTTTCATCAGGTCAAGGCAAATAAAATGCACGGTCAGATAAATCATCGGCACCTTAACCTGCGAACTCTCTATGATAAGCGCGGCGCGGTTGCCCTTGTTGTAAATCATCGCGCTGATTTTGTCGAAGGATTGCAATATTTTCTTTGTGTACCCTCGCACGATTTTGTAGACACTGTCCGTGCTCGGGTTTATCGCCCATGCCGGAGATACGGTTATTACGGATGTCGACTGGACAAAATCGGTCACATCACGCACCTGCCCCGCGCCTGTTCCATTCAGTATCTCAACGCGCCCGCCCGTCCAGAAATCGTCTGATTCCTTACGGCTCGCCGTGTCGGTCAATGTGGCCGCGGCCCCAGCCGTAGCTGTCCCCGTCGCCTGGATATTCACGTCCCGCAGGCTGTCCAGCTCGTTGAACAAATCATCATCGGTTATGGGAATGGATAATTTTGACAGGACAACATCAAAAAGCTGTTCCTCGTAATAGGTCACGCCACCGACGACATACGCCCACTTCGCCTTGTAATTCACGCCAAGTGAAGTCGTATGCGTTGCTGTCAAGGAATAAGTCAGCTCGCCTGTTGTGCTGTTCACAGAGGCCGAAGCGCTGGCCTGTAATTCCGATGTGCTCCCGGATTCATAAAGTGTTATTGTCGCGGACGTAGGGATAATGGGCCGGTTATCCTGATATACGGTCATGCGGATCGTGTCGGCGACGCCTTTTAAGAATTCCTGTTTCATAATTTTATCTCCTCCACATCATTGATAAAGACGAAAAATCTTTTTCGATAATGCGCCTATCCGTCATTTCTTTCCGAACCACGTCCCGGTATAAGTAATCTTGGCATAACCAAAATATCCCCGGTCATCCTCAATCCATGCCGAAGCATCGTTAGGCAAGACGTTGTAAAGGTTTTTTCCACCCTCCACCCCGAACGTCCAGTTGTCATTAAAACGAAACAAGTTTGGAGCGTCGAATTTCGCCCCGGCCACACCTTCAATGCCGGCGAAAGCTGGGACGCTTAATGCCAGAAACAGTACTGATAATACGATTGTCTTTTTCATTCTTTTCTCCTTTTTGTTTTGTTTCTTCTTCCGTCTTGCGCCGTTATTCCACGGCATCCATCCGAAAAGCCGTACCGCCCGGTAAATTATCCTTCGCCTTAAAAAAGGCACACCTAAGACCTGCATGGCTTCTAAAAATATAGCATCAGCCGTCGCCCGTGGCCTGTCTTGGATATTGTATAAAAAATCGTGTATTACCGCAGCTGCTGTCCAAGGCCCATCAGGTGGATAAAATATCCAGAATATCCTGGGGATAGAAGCAAAATCCGTTACAAAACCAACAGGAACACGAATAATATTATCACTACCCTCCGCTCCGACATGGTATTCAAATTCCGTATAAAGTTCCCAAAGGTTGTCTTTACGTTTTTTAACAACCAATGGCTTAGTAAAGCTTGATGGCATTATTATCGTACCTCCCACCACGTTTGACTTCGTTCATCCCAGCAGTAATATTTTTGTTCGTACCATTCGCAATAGGGTTGTTTCTGCTCCTGGATCTGCTGTTGCATTAAAGCATTGGCCTCCGCTTGAACCTCATTTGCCCGCTGTTGCGCTTGAATATACTGTTCAATCGTGTCCACTCTTTTGGGCATATCG